ATGTCGACAGCTGGTGACGAACAAGTTGTAGATAAAACAATATGGTCCACTGCTGCAGTTGAGAAACTAATTATAGCAATGGACGAAGGTTATAAAGTGAAATCAACACCATTTCACGAGGGTAACCTGGCTTACAGAAGAGGTAATATTGTATTTGAATACACTGATGCGGAAATGGAGCATATCAGAAGATGTGCTACAGATATTCTTTATTTTGCTGAGCATTTTGCTACAGTAATGACTGATAAAGGTTTACAGCGTATCACTCTGAGAGATTATCAGAAGGACATGCTAGTAAATTTTGTGAATAACAGGTTTAATGTATGTCTAGCCAGTCGTCAGATTGGTAAAACAATTTGTTCTGCCATCTTTATTGCCTGGTATGTGCTGTTTAACTACGATAAGAATGCACTAATCTTATCCAATAAAGGTGCAACTACAAAAGAAATTCTAGATAAAGTAAAAGCCATTCTTGAAAACTTACCATTCTTTTTAAAGCCTGGTATGCTTAAGAATGACGTCATGAATATGAAATTCGATAACGGTTGTAGAATTGTCGGCCAATCTACAACTGGTAAAGCAGGTATCGGTTTTACCATCCACTTGCTATTCCTGGATGAGTTTGCCCACATCCATCATAGTTTTGTTGATAGCTTTTATGAAAACGTTTATCCTACGCTGTCTTCGTCGAAAGTATCAAGGATTATTATTACAAGTACGCCAAATGGCTATAATAAGTTCTTTGAAATCTATGACGGTGCTGATAAAAAGATAAATGAATTTGCGCCATTCAGAGTGGACTGGTGGCAGGTTCCTGGTCGTGATGAGAAATGGAAAGCACAAGAGGTTAAAAATCTAGGTAGTGAAGAAGCATTTAATAGGCAATATGGTAACCAGTTCATGGCTTCCAGTAATCTATTACTAACAGGTGCTTCAGTTAAGAAACTTAAAAAGGGTGAACAGAAATATGTCTATATGGACTTTGAAGAATTTGAGAGAATCTCAATAGACATGAGTAGATTTTTATTTTTTAATAATGAATATGATGGCTCAGAATTTAAAGATAGGTCTCGTTACTGGGTATTTTCAGTTGATATAGCAGAAGGCGTTGGTGGTGACTATACGGTTATTAATGTATTTGAAATCGTACCAATGTCAGTAAAAGATTTTAATAGGATAACTTCACCAAGTTCTATTAATGACTTCTTTGCACTAAAGCAAGTTGGTGTTTATAGAAGCAACGAGCATTCAGTTGAAGAAATTTCAAAAATACTTTATACACTGGCAGTAGATGTTTTCTATCAAGAAAACGTAAAACTAGTAATAGAATATAATACGTACGGTGCAACGGTTATTACACATCTACAAGCAATATTTCCACAGAGAAATGAGTTTGATGAGGAAATGGTTGTTAAATTCAAACATAGGCATGATGCCAAGGTTGTTAAATTTGGCTTAAAGGTTAAAAAGGACAACAAGACATTACTATGCCAGAATTTAAAGAAATATGTTGAACAAAATAGAATGTATATTACAGATATTGAAACTGTAAAAGAACTTTCAACATTCGGTAAAACTCCTAGTGGATCATATATAGGTCAAATGGGGCATGACGACCATGTTATGACTTGTGTAACTGTAACAGAGTTCTTTTCAACACTTGATTTTTCAGATTATGTAGAAGAAATTTTAGACAATATAGACGAATCAATATATGATAAAATGGAACAAGAGTTGCAAAAAAATAATAAAGAGGGAGATGGTAATATGTTCTATGACATATATGACCTTCTTTAAATAAAGTTGATTGTTTTGTCTTCAATGTCGAAGATATATAATTCAAATAAAAAATAACATTATAACAATGGCACTATCACCAGAATTATTACAATTCAAATCATCAGGAGTCTATAGACTCGAATTTGATAAGAGCCAAACAGCTAGTATACCAGCTGAGCAAATTCGTCTTGTTGTAGGCTTCTCAAAAGAAGGTCCTTTCAACACACCAGTATTTGTATCAGACACTGGATTTTTTACTAATACATTTGGCCCATTGGACAGAACTTTAGAAAGAAAAGGTTCTTACTTTCACAGAACTGCACTTGCAGCACTTGAAAGAGGTCCAATTTTAGCTCTTAATCTTTTAAGATTAGACAATGACGCTGTAACAGGTGACAAAGTTGATTATCAAACATTTTCAACTGCATCTACATCTGCAAATGAAGCCGAGAAGCTTGCTCTTTATTCAGGTTTTTATAACAAAGATAAGTTCTGGTTTCCTGAAGATAAAGCATTCTTAAACAATATCGGTTCATTAAATACCGGTGTTATTCAGTTTGTTAACTTAAAGCAATCACCTATTACGATCTTTGTACGTAAAGCACAAGCTGTAAACCAGTTCAATATTCTTGCAAAAGAATGGTTCGGTGCTGGTAATGTACCTGCTTTCATGAGTGAATTTGACTACATCAGTGATTACATGATTGATGTATTTGTTGTAGCAGGCGATTTTAGTAATTATACACAACTTGCAATTGATCCAATTTATGGACCTTATTTCGATGCAACTAAAGGTTTATTGAAAGCATCTTATCAAACTTTCTTGGATCTTCCAAGCGTTTCAGTTCTTGCTCAATACACAGGATGTTTAATACCTGACTTTATTGATCTTAATGGTAACAACCTATTCATTCAAGACCTAATTAACTTTGATACAGCTCAAACAGGTTTATTGTGTGCTGTTAATAAAGCAATCTTTGATTCTGATGAAATTATCAGCGGTACAGAAACAGGCGTAGACCTTGTTGGTCACAACATAGAAAACAAAACAAACACTGATCCAGCATTCAATAAGATTGATTTTCTTTCTTATGAAAGATCTATCAGAGATGATTATTCTTACTTTGCAGCACAAACAACAGAAGTCGGTGTAGATGTTAATACCAGTGAAGATATTTCATTTTATTTGACTACAGCCGGTCAAGGATCAGCATCACAAACACCTCCTACTGTAACAAGTGGTGACTTGCCAGTATCGTTTGGTGCTAACATTGCAAACTATGTAATTAAAATCAATACTAACCACACACAATATACATCATTAATTGAAAATAAGCTTGAAACTAACGTAGCAGGTTTAAGTAATGCACAGAGAGTTGCAGGTTCTTATGTACTTGTTGATGACGGTGCTGGTAGCTATGCTTGGGCACCAATTGTTTCATTAACTGAAGCTTCAGGATATCTTTATGTAGGTATTAGCATTGAAGTTGCAGGCTATGCTTTATCACTTGAAACGCCTAATCCTACTGCAGGTCCTCAAATGTTTTTATTCTATACACCAGAAGGTGGAGAATGGACAAATGCTGTAAATGACTTCTTCTCATTTGAAGTTGGTCACCCTAACTATACAGACTGGGATTCAGGAGTTATTACAACCGGTGACATTGCTTATGATGTCGCTGCACCTACCGTTGAAATTTTCTTGGATTTTGACTGGACACTTAACAATATCGCAGTAACTGACGATGGTTCAGGCGTAACAGGTGGTAATACTGGAGTTCTTGCAGCAGCAAGTGCTCAATACTATGATATAGTAACAGTTGTTTCTACAGGTTATGATGACGCTGAATTTAACGTACAAACATCTCTTCCTACCTTTGGTAACTATATTGACACAACAGGTTCTTTAGTAACTGGTGCATTTGTAGTTCAATCACTTGCAGCGTCCCTTAATATATCACTTCAAGTAGTTGCAACTGTAGGTTTACCTGCAAATGAAATTAAAGTTGATTATGCAACTTCAGTTGGTAAAGTAGATGTAGGTGACTATTTAGTTGCTACTGAGCTTGGTCCAAACGGTGAGTCAAGACTTACAAAAATCACAAAGATTGTAAAAGAAGGTACTTTCCCTAATCAGGTATTACACATCTATTGCGATCAAGAAATTAAATTGTTGCAATCTGGCACTGTAGTTGAAAGATATAAAACAATTGAATCTGTAGTTGATTCTTATAAATTGTTTGCACTTAATGGTTTCACATTGGATCCTAACTATCATATACCTAATGGTACTGAAGACAGAATGAATCTTATCATGGATGATACTATCGGTGGTAATACAAACTTATTCAGTGCATTAATTGACAAAGATGCTATATCTTACCGTTACATAGTTGATAGTTTTGGTTTAGGTATCGGTTCTCAATCTAAATATCAATTATCTTATCTTGCAAAACAGAGACAAAATGCTCTTGCTATTTTAAATGCACCTTCTATGCAAGATTTCAGAGAGTCTACTGATCCTAAATTCGTTGATTCTCAAGGTATACTTCAAACCAGATTGATTGCAGATGGCGGTGATTTGACTTTGAATCCAACTGTAGTTTATTCTTTACCAAGCATTGCAAATGGTGCTAACTATTGTGCATTCTATTCTCCATATTTGATTATCAGAGACAGAGGTAAAAACTTAGCAGTTCCACCTTCAGGTAATGTATCAAACAACTTTATTGACAAATACGCAAATGCTTTACCTTGGTCAATAGTTGCTGGTCCTAAAAGAGGTGTACTAGGCGGTAGAGGTCTTATTGGTCTTGAAATCAATTTCGATAAAGAAGATAGAGATTACATTGAGCCATTCGGTCTTAATCCAATTATCTTCCAGAGAGGAGTAGGTATTGAGATACATGGTAACAAGACTGCACAGCAGACAATCAAATCTGCTCTATCAAGCATACATGTAAGAGAGGTATTGATTTACATACAAGATGGTATTGCTAGTATTTTGCAAAATTATTTGTTTGAATTTAATACTGCTCAAACTCGTCTAGAAATCAAAACATTAGCAGATAATTTCATGTTTAGCGTGAAAAGAGATAACGGTGTTTATGACTTTAAAAACGTAATGGACACTACAAACAACACTGCTGATGTAATTGATGCAAACATGGGTATCTTAGACACTTATGTTGAACCAGTTAAAGGTCTAGAAATACTTGTTCACAGAACTACTATTCTTAGAACTGGAGCAATTGCAACAGGACAATTTTCTTAAATAAAATAGAGAGCCCAGTTTTAAAGCTGGGCTTTCTAAATTTTTAAACGAAAAAACAAATATATACATAAAATAAGTAAAAACAATCATGGCAGGTTTACCACATTATAATAATTCTAAAGCCGCAACCAAACTGTATGAACCAATACAGGGTAATCTATTTGAGGTAACAATTTTACCCCCAAACGGTATAGATGGTACGATTCTTTTAGAGCATGTCAATACAGTAGGTGGTTTAGCAGGAGTTAACCCAGCTGTAGATGCTGTAACACAAAAATATAAATTTGCAGAAAGAAGTTATGCAGGTATGCCAGGTCAAACGCATATCGATGTTGCAGTAAACTTCTCATTGAACTTAAATGATGCCAATCAAAACTATATTTATAAGACATTAAGAGATTGGTACAAGAGAATTTACGATCCTGCAACAGGTGCTATGGGTCTAAAGAAAGATTATGTAGGTACCATGATTATCGTAATGTACGATCGCCAAGGTAACATTCATAGAAAACTTACTCTTCTTGATTGTTTCCCAACAGGAAATCCTGCGACAATGGATGCTCTTGATTATGGATCAGCTGAACCTGTTGTACTAGACTTGACATGGAGATGTGACAACTGGATTGAAGAAAATAACTAATTTATTAAATCTCAATAAAACTGAAAAGCCGGCTATAAATGCCGGTTTTTTAGGGTTTAGACCATTATATATTATAATAGTATAATAGTATAATACTAAAAAATATGTGCGCTTATAAATGTCAAATCATGAAGATAATCTTACAGAACGTATACAGGTTCTCTTATCTAAGGAAGATGTAAATGAATTACATATAATGTTATATGAAATCGCCATAACTGAAAATAGAAAGCCTGAATCATTATCTAAATACTTGCGTGCCAAAATCAAAGAAATGATTAAGGAATATAAAAATAAAAAATGAATATGCCAAACGAACAGAATTTAGACCCAGAAGAAATGAAGAAAATAATTGAGGAACAAGAATCTCAAGAAATCATTAATGATCCTTATATTGCAAATGCAGAAAAATTAAAACAGTCAGCCCGTAAAGATGGGTTAGGCAAGGTTAATATAAATAAAAGTAAAGGTGGTAGAATCGATAATGACGAATCAAAACTTTCCGCTGATGTATTTTTAGGTTATCACACAGTTCATCCTGAAGATTTACCTTCAAGTGGTTTATTCTATCCAGCAGGTACAGAAATTCAAATCCGTCCTGCTAAAGTTGAAGAAATTAGACATTTTTCTACACTACAAGAAAGAGATCTTTTCGATGTAGACGAAAAATTAAACCACATTGTACAGAGTTGTACCAAGATTAGAACCAAGTCAAAAATGATGAGTTGGAAAGATATCTTGGAAGAGGATAGAATTTATATAATTTTAGCTATCAGATCTCTTACATTCAGTAAAGGTGAAAATAAGTTGCAGGTCAAAAAGAATTGCCCAGATTGTAACGATGAAAATACAATTGAAATTGCAAATGAAAATCTTCAGTTCAATTCTTTGCCAGAAGATTTAATGAAATATTATGATGACTACAATAAAGTTCTTGCAATAAGAACTAAAAGCTGTGGTACAATTTACATGAAGCCACCTACAATCGGTTTAATGCAAGTTGTTACTAAATACATCAGAGACAAAGAAAGAAACGGTGAAAGCTGGGATAAAGCTCATATTCAAATATTACCATACATTCAACACGAATGGAGAGGTTTTACTGAAAAAGAGGTTTTCCAAAGCGAAGTTGATTTTCAAGGTTGGAATGATGTAAAATATACCTTACACTATAGATTAGCTGAACAAATCAAGGTCGGTGTAAAACCTGACGTTGCTTGTAGTTGTAAATCTTGCGGTGCCGAGGTCACCGCCCCTATTTCCTTTCGCGGCGGAATCAAAGATCTTTTCGTTGTTTCAGATATCTCTGGAGAACTACTTTAAGACTAAATTCTATCTTTATCACTATCTTAGATTACAGCCTTCAGAAATTGAAGCTTGGCCTTACTATGAACTTGAATATACTCTTGAAAATCTAAAAGAGTATTTAGAAAAGAAGAAAGGCTCTGAAGATGAGCAAAATGAAAAGTATAGTAAGTCTTCAAGTAGCAGGGACATGAAGAGGCAGCAATCAGAGATGAGCAGGTCAATAAATACTCCAAAGATGCCTACTGGTTCTTATAAGTTACCGAGCAGTGGGTTTAATCTTCCTAAAAAATTCTAACAGATGAATGGCATTTGGCCTGTTTAAGAATCCTTTTGAAGCATTGTCGGCAGACAATCAAAAAGCAATGGTTTCTAATCTTGAGGAAATTAAGAATTACTTTTTCAAGGGTAATACGATAGTTGACGCTGTTAATAATCTTGGTAAGTTAGTTCAAACCAATATCAAACAACAGGAGAAATTAATTTCAGTACTCCTTAAACGTCAGGAAAAACAAATGACGGATAAGGACCAGAAAGAAATGCTTAAGACTGCCAGTGTTTTTGGTCCTGCACTCCAGCGAATAGTTGGGGCTATAAAAGATTATGGTGATTTACCTGAAGATGCAGTTGACAAGTTTGTCATGGGTATTGAAAAGATTGCTGCAGCTTTCGTAAAAATGAAAGACATAGGCAAGACTGTAAAGGAAACTGCACAGGGATTGATGCTGATGGCAGGAGCGATTATTTTATTTGGTTTAGCAATTATAATTGCTTTTCCAATTTATCTTGTAGCGGTATTGGCAGCACCACTAGTCCTAGGTGTCGTTTTAGGATTTCTATATTTATTTACAGAAGCACTTGGAAAGAAAAGAGGGCGTGATATTAAAGAAGGCGCACAGGGTCTTATGTTTATGGCCGGCGCTATATTACTATTTGGAGTAGCAATGGTTCTTGCTGGAATAGTATATGCACAATTATGGACTG